CCTGAAATTTTGTCATCTGGATCAAACATGTCCTGACTTGCGTAGGTGTGATTAGTACAAACTAATCCAACATTATAACTACCAAACATGTTTACACAGTTGCGAACTAATGATGTAAGTGCTTTAGGTTTACGACCCATGTCACCCTTCATTTCGCCTGCTTCAAACTGATTAACGTCAGTGGGAGTCAATAACATACCTAATGAGTCAATCACAAACAATACCTTAGGACGAGTTGCTTCATCCATGGCTTTGTATTCTTTCATGAATTCACTAATGGTCTTTGCCACATCGTCAATCATGGCCATGTTAAGTTTCAACAACTTATCTTCACTAGTATCTACGCCAAGTGCGTGTAACCATTTTTCATCAAGTGCGTTCTCGCTATCAACTAGCACTACATAAATGCCTTGTTGTTGTGCAGCCTTGACAAGATTGCCCGAACAGATATATGATTTGCCTGCGCCAGACTCACCGGCCAATACTGTGACTTTACCTAGCGGTACGCCTTTGTTAAAATCACTGCTGATTAAATAATTTAGAGCATAGTTGCCTGTCGAGATCCAATCTGTAGGATCGTTGAAGCCAACACCCAAACCATCAATGCTCTTGGTCAGGGTTTTACGAAATTTCGATAAATCGAAGGCTTTAGTTGCCATATGTTTCCTTGTGAGTTAAAACGACAAGGGGCGTGATGCCCCTTGTTAAATCAAGCGTTTTGCTTGCGATTGCGAATCATAGCCAAAATGTCATTGGCCTTAGATGTACCATCGCCTGACGGTTTTGCTTCTTGCACAGGCGTACTGACTTTAACAGTTGCTGGCTCAGAATCATATTCGTCATCTAGTGCTGCCGATTTGCGTACAGTATTAGGATCGCCAGTGTTCTGGCTCATACCTGCTGGTTTGAAATATTGACCCCAGCGTTCCATATCAAATGGTTCGCCATTTACTGAAGCCTCAAACATTTCTTTGATTACTTTCAGTTCAACATCACCAGGCTTCTTAGGCAAGTAATCTTTGAGATTAAACAATCCCAACGACTTGACTGCTTCTTGCTCTGTGTCATTTAGTGGGCGTTCACGACGGCTCCACTTTGAAGTAGAGTAATCGGCATAGCCACCTTTTGAAGTTTTAATCAGTTTGAAATCAACTCCATGCAAGATGTCTGTAGGCAGATCTTCCATTTCAGGATCCATCAATGCACCGCGAATCAATTGAAAGATTTGAGGGCCAATGATAAATCTACGAATTGGATTTTCAGGATGATTGTCTTCTTTAAGACCATCTTCTACTACAAAACCTTGAAAGATGTATGAACGCTTCTTCCAATATTTGCGGCCTTGTGCTTCTAGACTTGGGTCTTTAAACCAAGGACGAACTTCTGAAAGGATTGGACAAGCATCGCCATACATTTCCATACATGGAACATTTACTGTCACTGGTCGACTGTCAGTAGATCCCGTTACACCGGCGAATGGCAATTTGATCATTGCACGTTCGACCCAGAAAAATGTATTGTCGGGATTGCCATCTGGAAGGAATCGAACTACTGATTCAGATCCTTCTTTGAGATTCCAAAAGGGATAAATTGAATTATCACCACCGGATTTATTTCCTTCTCCGTTGCTACGGGTTTCGGATTCTTTTAATTTTGCGCGAATTTCTGCTAAAGTTGCCATAATATTTTTCCTTTATTAGCCTTGAGTAATTTAGTTTTGCCTATATTTACTTTACACCATTGTAAAGTAAAAAGTGCATATATGTTATTATACGCACTTTTATTTATCATTGCAAGAGAAACCTTGCTTAAATCTGATTTATTTTTGCCGTTTTAGAGTCCAGCCATTTTCTTAAGATCAGCCAACATCTTCTTGGCTTCGTCGCCATTCATAGTAGATATCTTAGCATCCGGTAATGCCTTTAGCATTGCCTTTGGATCTTGTTTGATAGGTGATTGAGCAGCGACGCCGGGCACAGTTGGCATATTCATACTTTTAGTCATATTGCCAAATTTATCTTGTATGCCTTTCATCATCCCACCTACAGGATCGTCACCGTCTGTACCAAATCCCATTCCTTTAGACATGTCTCCAAATTTGCCCATTACAGCATTATATCCTGCTTCGGAATCATCTTGTTTACCATTTATATTTGATTTAAAATTTGATGTCTTAGTTGCGCCTGGTTGATTACTGATGTTCTTGAACATCTGGTCAACATCCATATTCATTCCGTCTAAGCCAACTTCGTGAATACCGGATAATTCTCTAATTCTTGCAATTTCTTCTTTGGCAGGTGAACCGATGCCAGTTTTTTCAGCACTTTGTACGCCCATCGGTCTTCTTGCACCAAGGCCATCAGTTCTTGTCATGTTTTCAAAGTCGCTTGGAGCAACAATAATCTTGCTACCCAATTTTTGGTCGCCGCCCTCTAATCCCGGAACTAGTTGTCCGTTAACTTTAAGCATGACCTTACGAAAACCTTGACTGTGAGCCTTGGTTTCAATATCAGGAGTAATTGCTGTCCACTTCTTACTTGCTACAATGGCAGTGGGTCTTGGTGAGGACATAGCCATAGGCTCTGGACCATGTTTAACTTGATAAGGGACTTCCGAAGATTCGTCAACTGCACTATCCATGCCTGCTAATTTTTTCATTCTTGATGTTTCATAAACAGAACTTAATTTACCCACTGTTTCTCTGCAATAAGTTTCTACTGCCTGTTTAAATCGCTCGTCATCTTCTTTGCCAAATTTTTCACACATGTCTTTGGTTACTTTGGTAATAACACCTTCTTCACCTAATGGGAAAGGTCCTTGATCCATTCTTTCAGGAACTAGATTTGTGAAACTCTTTACCATTTCCTGAATTTCTTTAGCCAATGATTTCTTCTCAGCCTGTGCTAGGCCTTTTTGTGCTAATGCGCTAGCACTATCTCGACCTGTGCGGTTTGGATTGTTGGGCTTTTTAAAAGGAGATATTTCGTTGTCGTCTGTATCCCAAGGCGGAGAATCGTCGTCTGCCATACCCTCTTTTGGCAAATCGCTTAACTGATCCGGAATAAAGTCTTCATCATAACTGAGGTAATAACGAATTGCTTTTCGGCTCATTCCATCCTTCTTCATATATTGAGCCATTAGCCCAATAAGTTCATCTTCTTTATCTGGACTATAAGTGATTCCGTCTCTGGCCATTTGCTGTCCAATAGACAATTTAGATTGGTCGCTAGGAATACTGTCTCCGCCTTCATCTAAATTAAATGCCGATAATGCTTCAGATAAACTGTAACTCTTACCATTGATGTTTAAATTGATAGAATCAAAATCTCTACCGTTTTGTTCTGCCAACGATTTAATTTTTCCAAGTCGTTGTTCCAAACCACTTTGCCATCCTTCTTGTTGTGGAACTGGTTCAGCAGGTGCTGCCGCTGCAGGTTCTGCTACTGGTGCTGCCGCAGGCTCTGCTGGTTCGGTGGCCGGTGCTGCCGCAGGTTCTGGATTGAAATCAATTTCGCCTCCGTTGTCTTTTAACATTTCGGGAGATTTAAACTCTAAATAATCTCTAACCACATCCCATAATGATTCTGCACTGCCTTGATTTTGCTCAGCACGATCATCGATCTCAGCCATTAGTGCATCGTCTTTCATAATGTCGGCCAACATACGTTTGCCATTTTCGCCGCCGAGGCCCAGTGTTGCTTCAGGATTTTCTCTAATCAACTCATTTAATTTAGCAATGGCTGCTGCACGTTGTTCTGGATCTGTACTGAAAATACCGTCATCGATATCTTCTTTAATTAGGGTGTCTACAAAATTTTCTAAATCTACAAGTTCTTGTATGTCACGTTTAGGGTCTGCTAATTCTTGCACCTGTGCAAAACTGTTTAACAATGTTTCGGCGTCTAATTCTACTGTGGGTAGATCTGATTCTTCTATAATGTTCAGTAAATAAGGAAACACTGTTTTTAAATCTTCATTAAATGTTTTGATAGTCAATCTATCAATCCATTCTGCAGCCATGTCTTCTGGAATGATCTTTGCTTCTGATTTGCTAAATCCTTCGGACCATTCTGCATAATAATTTTTACTTTGCAAATGATGCAACTCTTTTTTAATGCCTTCAATTCTGTTGAAAACTTTGTCAGTAACAGCACCCATGGCTTCTGCTACCATTGGGCTACGTGAAACATATCCTTTGAACATTCTAAGTTTGTTAAGTTCTTCAGACAATCCGATAACATGTTGTCCAATGTCATCATAAGGTGTGCCACCTGCAATAATATGTGTGGCCAATGCTCGAGCGCCATTTAGATGTTTGAAGGGATAACAAAATCGTTCCCCCATGGCATTTTCAATGTATATACGTTCGATATGTTGTGTTCTGCCGTTGGCAGCATTGTAATTAATTGGCTTACTGTGTTTGACAATCAGCGTTGCCTCGCCAAGATCTTGATAACTTGTTTTACTGGTGCCAACTAGTTTTGACTCTGTCATTTTGCTTTCTCCGACTTCAGACTTTGCTGTTATTTTTTGCGTAACAATTTTAGGACCCTTGAATTTAATCACGTGTTCAGTAGCGAATTCGCTTAGGCTTTTAATAAAAGCATACCACGAATCTTGTATTTTCTCAGGCTTGCCTTCAACTGGGTCGTTGTAGGTTTTGATTTGTAATCCGTCATTGTCACTGATAGTGACAGTCACTGGACCCAAGTTGACCCCGTCGGTAATAAAGTTAAAATTGAAAATTCTAGCATTTTCAATCTGATCTTCCATACTGGGAGGAATCGGTTGATTGTTTTGGTCTTTTAAGACAATATTGGGAAAACCTTCGATTTTATCGAACAAGTCTTCGGCCACTCGATTTAGATTAGTTTCCATATTTCATATTTATCATAACGTACTAGAAACGAATATCGGCATTGGCGGCTCGAAATCGTCTTCTTCCCATGCATCTCTCACGCTGATCCGTTCGTATACTCTAGGGTCCCAATCGGCCAGTACCTGTATCATACGCACGTTTAACAACATACTTGATACCAAGTCGTCATGTTCACCACTTTTGGCTTTGAAACTGACACCTTGAGCAATGTATGATTTCAATTCGCTGATAAAGGGCTTACTGGCTATTTTAAGTGTTCCACTTTCTATTAGATGCTTTAATCTTGCAGCGGCTGCAATCTTAGTCTTGTGTGTGGTGTTGAACCCTTTGCGAAACTTACGCACATGTCCTTTACGCATGGGTTCACTGACAAACAGTCCCGGAAATTGATCTTCGCCTAGATCTTTAATCACAACCAGTCCTGCTTCGCCAATGGTGTTGTTTTCAATGCTCCAATATATGTCATTCATATTAGAATCAGTTATGGATTCTTTAATATAATTCAACATGTCTTTCAAAATTCGTATTTGACCTTGAATGGGGGTTTCATTGTGACGCCATTCTGCCACTTGTTCAAAACTTGGCAATTCAATAATTTCAATAGCAGCATAGTCGCCGCCCGTGCCTAGACTAGGATCTAAACTGATCACGTATACATTTCCAGATTTAGGTTTCTTAAACCAGCGGGCTTGTCCCATATTCATAATGGGACTTGTTCCTGTCAGTTCAGCAAGACACATGCTGTTGATCAATGTTTCGTCAAAGATCAAAAATTCACAGTTGTATTCTCGACGAAAACGCTCTTCGCCTATTCGTCCTTTTTCTTGTGCAGCCCATGCATCGTCACGATCCGGATGTTCGTCCCAATGACAGGTAAAAGGACTAAATCCATTACTGCCTAGTCCGTCAGAACGTTCGTTACCAAACTCGTCAAACTTGTTATTTGCTTCTTTCCAGATTCTACTGAATTCATCTTCGTCACTGTTGGGAGTTGATGTAATGATTGCACGACCACCAGTGGCCAGTGTAGGAGATATAGAAGTCCAAAACTCTTCAGCAATGTTGGGTTCCACGAAGGCAAACTCGTCACAGTATAATAACGATATCGACATGCCTCGACCAGTATTGCCAGTTGTGGTAGTTGACACAATACGTGATCCGTTGTCGAATTCTATAC